TTCAGTCGTATACAGATGCAAGTGGCGGTGTCCGCTTGGAGTATAGGCCCGAGGATGAAGTGGCTTCACAAGAAGCGCTTGATAGTTTTCGGGAAAAATGCGTCACAAGAGAACACCCTCCAGTGCTACTTGATGCCGCCAATACAAAAGACTATGCGGTTGGTTTTACCAGCGCAGATGTCTCTTACTCCGATGGCTTTGTTGAAAGCACTCTGACTGTGACCGATAAGGAAACCATTGATTCAATCATGCGCGGAGACGTGCGCGAGGTTTCATGTGGCTACAAGGTTGATTACAGTCCGGAGCCTGGCGTTACACCTGACGGCCAGCATTATGATGGTGTTCAGCGTAACATTCGTGGCAACCACGTTGCTATTGTCAACAGGGCTAGAGGTGGGGCGCAAGTGCGTCTCATGCTTGATTCGGCGGATGCCGCTGTCAACGATTTAATTACTTCCAAAAAGGAAAAAACTATGTCAGCAAACATCGTGTTTGATGGCGTTTCCTTCGAGGCGGACGCAGCCCTTGCGGCTGCTATTGCTGCTGAGCGTGAAGACGCAAAAGGCAGCTACGCCGAAATGAAGCGTCGCTACGAAGACGCCATGGCCGAAGCTTCCAAAATGAAGGAAGAAATGGACGCCATGGAAAAGGAAATGCAAGGCAAGTGCGATTCCGCCGAGGGTCGCGCCGATGCCCTGGCTGAGCAGGTGGAAGAGCTGAAAGGCGAACTTGCTGCTGCTCAAGAAATCAACCTTGATTCCATGGTTGAAGAGCGCGTGGCTCTCATTGAGAAAGCCAAGCCTGTCCTGGATTCTGCTTATGAATTTGCTGGCAAAACTGCCCGCGAAGTGATGGTTGATTCCATCAAAGCAGTACGTGGTGACGAGCTTGATCTTTCTGAGAAGAGCGATGACTACGTGCAGGCAATGTTCGACACTCTTTCTGAGGGTCGTTCTGACTCTGCCACCACCGATGAGCTGCGTAAAGCCGTAGCTTCCATTGCTTCTCCTGTTTCTGCACCCTCTGCCTATATGGATATGCTGCAGAATGCATGGAAGAAGCCCCTTTCCATCTCCAAGGAGGCTAAGTAATCATGGCCGTAACTTTCTCTGCTTCGGGCACTGCCTCCGCTGGTGGCGTGCAACAGAGCTATGCTCTGGAGCACACTGCACTGCTGGAAGGTCAACTGTCTGACATTCGCGACAACACCATCGGCACCTACATCAACGAAACTGGCGCTGTGCTGCCTTTCGGTAATGTGGTTGTCTACAACACCGCTGGCACTGCTGCAAACTCTGCTGCTACCATCTCTGGCGCTTCTGACACCGTTCAGGGTATCAACGTTCTCACTTACGTTGATGAAACCGCTCTTGATTCCAACAACCGTCCTGGTGTGAAGAATCAGCAAGTGCTGAACGTGGCCAACGAAGGTGCAGTGGCTGTCTATGTGACTGGCGCCGTTTCGCCCACTTCGCCTGTGCGCGTGCTGTATTCCGCTAGCGGCACTGGCAAGGCTGGTCAATTCTCGCATGCTTTTGCTTCTGGTAAAACCGTTCGCCTCGCTGGCGCACGTTTCCTGAGCACCACCACTTCCAGCGGCATTGCAATTCTGGAGCTGAATGGCCCCAGCTTTACTCTTTCCGCTGATTCTTGATAGGAGGCCCTAACAATGTCTGAATTCCGTATGGATGACGCGGGTCTGTTCCTTGAGCGTCAGCTTGAGTACATCCGCCCCCAAGTGTTTGAAGTGCAGTATGCGGATATTAAGTATCCGACCATTCTGCCTGTCACTAGTGAAGCTGGCCCTGGCGCTCAGACCTTCACCTATCGCATCATGGACTCCACTGGCGAGTTCAAGCTGATTGCTGATGCTGCTGACGATCTGCCCCGCGCTGACATCAGCCAAGTTGAGAAGAGCATCAACATCCGCTCCTTCGGTGGTTCCTTCGGTTACACCGTGCAGGAACTGCGTGCCGCTCAGATGGCCAACATCGCTCTGGAGCAGCGTCGTGCTGCTGCCGTGCGTCGTGCCTATGAGGAGAAGGTGGAAGAAGTGGCTCTGTTCGGTGAAAGCACCGTTGGCCTGTCTGGTTTCTTCAACAACTCCACTGTGGACGTTGTTGCTGCTGATAAGTGGTTCACCGATAGTGGTACCACTGCTCAGGAAATGCTTGAACTGTTGAACTATGGCGTGAGCGCCATTATCAACGCCTCCAAGATGAAGGAGCAGCCCGACACTATCCTCATGGCTTATGAGGACTACAACAAGGTGAGCACCACCCGCAACTCCGACAGCTCGGACGTGACTGTGCTGGAATACTTCCTGCGCACCAATCCCTACATCCGTAACGTTGAGCCCATCAACCAACTGGATGCTGGTAATAGCGTGCTGAATACCAACCGCATGGTTGTGTACAAGCGTGATCCTGAGAAGGTGCAACTGCACATTCCTCAGCCCCTGGAACTCTTCCCGCCCCAACAGCGTGGTCTTGAGTTCATTGTTCCCGCTCATGCTCGCGTGGGTGGTGTGGCTCTGTACTATCCCAAGAGCGTTATCTACGTTCAAGCTTCGGCCTGAGGATAGTTAGTCAAGCGAGGGACGTTAAGCTATGGACAATTGTTTCTTTTGAACAATGCTCATTGCTTATCGTCCCGAACTTGAAAACCCGCCCCGTGAAGGCGGGTTTGGCATTATTACGCAAACTGGCATGATTCAACTCACGCCTGGTCTTAATCAAGATATTCCAGAGCATCAATGGAAGGTGGCTCGTGAGAATAGGGCGGTTAAACGCCTTATGAACATTGGAGCCATCGAGGAAGTGCGTGAGCAAATCATGGTGGAAGATATTCCACAAGATGTGCAAACGCTTTCTCAAATGCCAATGGTGGAAGCCATCCGCATGATCGAACTCATTCATGATCCCGATCAGTTGAATGGATGGAAGAAGATTGAAGGCCGTGTAAGGGTGCGTAATGCCATTAATAAGCGCATTGAAAACATTCGCATTGGGAAAGCCTGATCATGGCCGTCACTTATGCGAGTTTTCTTGAGCGGTTTCCTGAATTTACTCCCCATCCATCGGGGATTGTAAATGGTGCCATCTCTGAAGCCACTTACGATGCATCGCAAGATGTATTTGGGGAACAAACTGATAGGGCCGTGAAATTCCTCGCTGCTCATATTATTGCCATTCAGCTTGCGCAGATGGGCATTCAAATTGGTGCTACTGACGGCAAGGTGTATGGCGAGGGGCTAGATGCCACTCAATACGGTCAAGAGTTCAAGCGCATGCTGAATCTTCTTCCTTCTTCTTCTGTTGGTTTCGTTGTATGAGCAATTTCCTGGAGCCACTTGCCAATTCCACGCTGGTATGGTCAGTGGCTTCGGGCTATGCGCTTGATAGCGAAACTGGAAATTATGTGGCTGTTGCAACGGGCATTACTTACTATGCATCGTTAAGACAAAAACGCAATCCTCAGTACGATTATTTGCTTGGTGCAGACCAGACTGCCGTCTATATGGAAGGTCGTCTTACTTCTCCGCTTACGCTATCTGGCGTGACACCTGGAGATTCTGCTCAAGCAATTATCAATGGGAGAGAAGGGCGCTTTGAGCTGTTGCCAAACGAGGAGATTGCTATTCATTATTGGCAGTTCCTCGGCACACCAATTAGGGGAATTTTTAGACTAATTGGCAAAGGAAGCGTTGATAATGCTTGATTCGATCAGGCTTTCCTCCGCTTAATCATTCTTTCCATTGCTGAGGATCTTCTCATGCTTTACCATCCTACGGAGCTGGTGAAGAGTCAAGACGTGATTGTGCGTGTTGGCTCGATCAACGGAACTTCACGTCCTGTGATCACCCAGAGCGGCGCTACCTTCACCGTGAGCGGCGCTCCCACCCTTTATACCCTGCAAGCCGCTACTACGGCTTCTGTTGCCTTTAACGATGGCAACCAAGAATTCTATCTGCTGGGCGGCGGCGGTTTCGCTGATAGCGTGATCGTTACCAGCCAAGCCACTGCTTCTGTCACTTCCTACTTCCAAAAGGACGTTGATGGCACTGTGTTCCTGCCCAATAGTTTTGATGAAGCGTTCCAGGTGATTACCGCCTCGCGCTATGACAAAAACCACGAAGTGTACGTGGAAATTAACAAGCAGCTTGGCGCTTCTGGCACGACTTATTATTATGATCGCGTGGCCTTTACTGCTTGCGTGATGAACTACAACGAGAGCTATCCTGCTGATAACCTCGTGGAATGCACCTTCGATTTGATTAGCCGTGGCCGCATTGGCATCCACCAGAATGCCTCTGAAACTGGTTCGATCATTCCTTCTGCTCCTAATAGCTGATTCATCTTTCCATAGATCTTTGCTAGCCTTCCCTTATGGGGAGGCTATTTTATTGTGAACATTGCGCAACTTCGGGAAACGGTCACTGAACTACTTTCTGCATCGCCTAATTTAATTGGCACTTATACGCTGCCTAATAATGCCACGCTTCCCGCCGTGTACGTTGTAGGGAGGCAGGGCGTTCCGAATGAGTGGAAAGTAAAAGGACTGGAAGTGACAATTGAAGAATTTGCCTCCATTTCTCCTAGGGCAATGGTTGGGAAAGTGCAAAACAATAAGCAATGGACTGTCGTACTAGTTGATTACACAACCAGTTCCAATGCCTTGCAAGCTGCGGCAACACGAATGGCAAGACGGTTCCCCGATGCCCAATTCTCATTTCGCCCTGAATCAGACGTGATTTATGGACAATATCGCATTAGAATTCCAGACACGGAATTACTAAACATTTATCCTGCATCGTGAAAGTTTTAAAAAGCAGTTGCGAGAAAATCTGGCTGTTTGATGCAGAAGTGGATGATATATCAATCAAGGCTGGCCTAGCCTGCTTTCTTTCTCAATGCCCAGCCTTTGCAGTTTTTATTTACAAGGATAAAAAAATTGAGGCTTGCTTGCCTTTAAAGGCAATTAATAGTGGAGTGCCGTTGCGAATTGCCAATGCTAGACTCTTTCTGCAATAGAGAAGATCATGAGCAAGTATTCGAGCATTTTTCTGCTTAGCGACGCAGAGTACGAGAATATTGGCGATTGCCTAAGGCTCCGCAAGTTTGGCAGTTGGCTTGCGGAAGAAGCGTGGAAACGCGAAGAGCAGGGACAGAAACGAGCGCAGTTCACTTTGCGAGCCATTGCATTGGCAAAGAAAATTGCCATTGAAAAAGAAGTAGATCAAGACGAAGCGTTTGCAATGCTTCAAGGAAACAATGAGGGGGAAAGTATTTTGTCGGAGTATTCAGAAGAGGCTATGGCATTAATGAGTAGTATGCCCTCTGCACGGGAGCAATTTGGTGAGTTAATTACTATCTTTTTCCGCAATCGTGGTGAAATTCTTAGCGGCAAGAAATGGACGGCCACTGATGATTGGACCATTGAAGACACGCAGAAACTTCCACAAGCATGGCTAGAGCAAGTGGAAGCTTTTATGGCTATTGAAGATGGGGGGCAAGAAAGTGATAAAGAACAAGAGTCAGAGGAGGAAGGAAGAAAAAACTAATAGAGCGGCTTGCAAAGCAAGCCGACGAAGCTATTGATAATGCCACTGATTGGACGGAAATATATTGCCAAATAGCTTCATTGCAACTAGCCGATCCATTATTTCAAGCAGGTAATTTCGCCCGTCTTCCCGTCAAGTTGATTGCGGATGTTCTTGAAAAAAGCTATAAAACTTTGCAAGCAAGAACAAATGCGGCAAGTGTTAGCACTGCGAAGTTAGCAATGGTTGTGATGGGAGCACTAGGGGCAAAGGGCAGCAAGGTAAAGTTGGACCAATTTTTGCCTTACGAGCTTGATGATGGCATGTCTTCATTGAAGCCATCAACAAAAGAAGCGCTTGAGTGGGCCTTAAAAAATGAGAAGCTGCCAGCCGCAATTGTAGGCATGATTGGCGCTGAACTTAGTTGAAAATGTTAGATTGGAGCTATTATGGCTTAATTAATAATGGCCTATCAGCTTCGCTTTGAGAGTAATGCATTTCGAGCTGATAGCGCAATTGGCAGACTTCTTGATGGATTATCTGCATTGTCAAGAAACGCAAGGCGGTTCGCTGGTGCGCAAATAACTGAATATGAAGGAAACGAGCTTCGTCAACTAAGGGGCATTAACGGTCGCACTTTTGAAAGAGCAATGGATTGGGCTGATGCCGATTTTGACCAGCAAATGACAAGCGAAAAATGGGACTGGCCAAATGAAACGCGAAGAAAGAATGGACAAGTAGTTAATAGCCCTAGGGACATTATTGATACTGGCGCATTGCTGCAAAGTAAACGAAGGGAGCAGATTGGTAATTCAGTTGTTGAATTTATTTGGGATGATGAAGTGGCAGAAGGCGTACATGACGGCATGGTTAGCAAATCCAATAAGCGGCTGCCAGCTCGCCCTTGGACCGAGCCCACTTTAGACGAAATTGAAGGGATTATTGAAAGTATGCTTCGTCAAGGAGGGCGCCGCTGATGGCACGTTATACGATTGATTTTACGACTAATGCCAGCAGAATTATTCGTGAAATTGAAGAGGTCAATAGAAAAGTAGCTCAAGTAGCTCGCACTGGCAAAAGCGTAAAAATCACGCTTGATGCTGCTCCTTTACAGGCGGATTTGAATGCAACATTTAGGCAGTTAGATAAGCAGATAGAAAACATGCAACGCAAGCTTTCTCGCTTGCAAATTGGATCAGGGGCTTTTCGTTCTACTGCTGCTAGTTTGGGTTTTAGAGAAGGCCAAAGAGAGCGCGGTCAGCTTGCTGCTGAGCCATTGCGCCTTCGCGGGCAAGCGCAATCTTTTGACGAAGCAAGCCTTGTCCGTCTAAACAAAGAGTTGCAAGCAGCTCGAATTGAAGCTTCGCAATTGGCGCCGAATACGGCGCCTTGGATTGATTTGCAAAGGCAAATTGGACAAATCAATTCCCAGCTCAAAGCGACAGATCGCCTCGCTGAAAGCATTCAAATGCAAGAAAGCCTAGGCGCATTTGCGCCTGGCAGTTTAAATGCTCTTGAAGCAAAACTTATTGTATTGCGTAATAGAGCTAGAGAAATTGCTCCTGATACTACAGAGTGGAAGCAGCTTAATAAGGAGATTGTCAGTGTAGAAGGAGGCATTGAAAAACAAACTCGTCGCCCTCTTACTGGTGGACAACGCCTAGGAGCCGCTGGTGGTGCTTTCTTATATGGCGGAGGTTTAGGAGGCGGCGTTGGCAGTGCCGTTGGCGGCATTGCTGGCGGTTTAATGGGAGGCGTTCCTGGAGCATTTGCAGGCGCTGCTTTTGGTCAGCTAGCAGATAATCTTGGCACAATGGCTGCAGGCGTAACAAACACCGCTGCGACCATTCAACAATTGCAACGTGGACTCGCTCTCGCTTCCATTGACGCTGCCGATTTTGCTGAGGCGCAAAAAGCAATCGCAGAAAGTAGTAATACCCTCGTGGTCCCCATTGAACGGGTGTATCGTCAATTCACTCAATTGAGGGTTAATACCAAACAGTACGGACTAAGTGTTCAAGAAACTCAGCAAATTTTAGAAGGTGTTGTATTGGCCGTATCTTCCGTTGGTGGCTCCATGGAAGATGTTGATGGTGCCATGCGAGCAGTGGTGCAAATCTTCAGCAAGGGCAGCGTACAAGCAGAAGAGCTTCGCGGTCAATTAGGAGAAAGATTCCCTGGGGCCGTGGTTAAGTTTGCGCAAGCAAACAAAATGAGCTTTGATGAGCTGCAAGGCGCACTTGAGCAAGGCAAGGTAACAGTTGGCGATTTTGTTGATTTCGCTAAAAAGAATTACGAAGACTATGCAAAGTTTTCAGAGAGATTAGCGACTGGTCCTGAATTTGCTGGGCGTCGCCTTGAGAAGGCGATGAATGACATGCAGATTGCTATTGGATCTGCGTTAGGGCCAGCGGGCGCAGTATTTCAAGATTTCTTTGCTGAAACGATTTCTGGTTTTAGCAACTGGGCGAATCAAAACAAAGAATTTATTGCGCAGTATCTTAGAGACTGGGCCGTTCTGGCAACGGATTTTGCCAGAATTGTTGGAAGTATTTTGAAAGTTGCTGTGCAAGTTAGCACAGCAATTACAAGGGCATTCAGTGGCGCTATTAGGGAGATAAGGCGTTTGCTTGGCATGGTTGGAGTGGCTGAGATAAAGGCTGAGCTTGACAAAGTAAATGCTCAAATTGCTGCTGGTCAAACTGGAGGAAGAAGGAGAGGTGCCGCGCAGAGCCCACTAGAGACGAGGCGTCAGCAGCTTCAGGCTCAATTTGCTGCTGCTGGTGGCCAAGCTGCTCTTGACGCCGCTTCCGCTCCTGGCGGAAAGGATTTTACTTTTGGCGGGCCAGGGGCAGGCATGAGCTTAGATGCCGCTGGAGGCAAAGGAAAAAAAGCGAAGAAGGCAAAAGAGCTTAAGGATTTCGCGGAAGACGAAACAAAAGTGCTTAGGGAGCGCCTTGCTCTCCAGAAAACACTTGTAGACGCACAGTCAGATCTTACTTCCTCTCAGAAAGAACTAGCAAAAGCAGAGTTAGACTATGAATATGGCCTCGACATTGTTGAGGCTCAGTATCAAGCCGCAATTAAAACACTAGGGGAGTACAAGGAGGCTCAGCGTGGCACTGCTCAAGCCTCAATGCAAAATGCTGCTGTATTGGCGAGAGAAAATGTCACAGCAGAATACCGAAAAGCCCTACTAGGAGATCTTATCGGACGATCTGATACCTTTGAAAACAAAACCAATGAATTAAAAGATAGCATCGCCGCTTTAACGGTGGGGCAAGAAAATCTTTCCGAGTCAGAAAAAATTGAGGCGCAAATTAAACGCGAAACGACAGGACTCACAGAAAAACAGTTAAAAATTGTTGGTCCCTACATTGAAAAACTTAGGCAACAGGCACAAGCTGTTCAGGTTTTATCAGAGGAAGAAGCGCGACTAAAAGAAAACCTAGAGAAAACGAAAAATCTTAGAGAAGCGCAAACTGGACTTGGTTTAATTGGAGGGGGCTTGCAAGCTGGCTTCACAGGAGAAGCTTCCAGCGTGTTTGAACAAGCAATGGCACGATATGGAGACAGAGACTATGCCACTCAGCTTGCTAACGTTGAAACGACAGCAATGCAGCTTCGTAGTGTTTTTGAAGGGCTACAAGGTGCCATTCAAGGAGTTAGTTCTGCTTTTGCTAATGTTTTGACTGAAGGCATAGTAAATATGATTAGCGGCACTGCCACCGCAAAAGAAGTGTTTGCCAATTTCTTACAAAGTGTTGGTCAATCATTGTCTCAAGCTGCTTCACAAATGATCTCCACTTATATCGCCATTGGCATTGCAAAAATGTTTGCGGGACTCGGAGGAGGCGGTGGAGCAGACATGTCAAAATTTGGCATTACAGAAGGCACTCTTGCTCCTATGCGGCAATATACAGATGCGGCTGGGAATATGGCCCCGAATTTTGCAGGTTTTGCAAATGGTGGCATTGCTTCTGGCGGTTTCCGTGCCTTCGCTAATGGTGGCGTTGTCTCTGGTCCCACTCTCGGTCTTGTAGGCGAAGGCAAGTACAACGAAGCCATTGTTCCTCTTCCCGATGGCAAGAGCATTCCCGTGCAAATGCGTGGTCAGTCTTCTCGTGACTTGCTCTCAGACAACGCCCGTCAACAATCTTCTTCTCCTGTGCTCTCCATGAGCTTCCAAACCACTAAATTTGGCGACAGGGAATACGTGGATGTGGCACAGCTACAAGCGGCAATGGCTGAAACCCGTAAAATGGCTGCTCGTGACGGTGCCAATCGTGGGGCTTCGCTAGCCTTAGACAAGCTTCAGAATTCTCCTTCTGCTCGTCGTAAAGTGGGCATGCGTTAATCATGGCAGACTTTCCTTCTAACGTTTCTCCCGCCCGCAAAGTGGATGACATCAAGGCGAATGATGCCATTCGCCCCACGTCTCGTCGTTTTACGATGGGCGTCTATCCAGTGAAAGCTTATACAAGCTTGTCTGGTAAAACTGTTCGCAGAAGTTTTGGCAATAAAGCATCGGGCTATACGCTTGAACTAACGTTCGAAAACGTAGATGAAGGAGTGCTTAATACTATTTTTGATCACTACCATGGTCAATATGGCTCCACCGAAGGATTTCGCATACCAAGGGAATTGTTTTCTGGCTACAAAAAAGATGCAACGTTCGATAACTTTCGCACTATTCCCAATGTGCAATGGTTTTATGCTGATTCCCCACAAGTAGAAAGCACAGTGTTAGCACTAAGCACTATTTCCATTACTTTCATTGGAGACTTGGTATGACGACCATTCGCGCGGCTCAATTTTTTGAGCTAATCATGTACGACAGTAATGGAAACAAGACTAGTACAAATTACTATCAAAACTATTTTATTGGTGAAACAAAGCAGGTTCCAGGAAGTAATGTAAGGTATACTTTTGCTCCATTTCGCATTGAAGGAACTGTAGCCAATATTGGCGGAGACAATGCAATGATGCAGCTTTTGCTGCCAAATGATGCATTTGCTATGCGTATTGTGGAACAAGGTAATGGAAACAGGCTCAGTCGTCTCACCTTGACCACTTACTGGCTCAATGCCATTAATGCATTCACAGGCGCATCATATAGAGAGCAGTATATTGGCATTGGCTCTGCCTTTTCGGACACTACCATTGAACTGCGATTTAGAAGCTCAATGGATAGCGTGGGAGGACAGTTTCCTCGTGCTACATTCTCCCGCAGCTTGGTTGGACCATTGCCGACAAGTGCAGAAATTTCACTGCGATGAGCTTTGTTTGTTTCAATGATTTAATTGGTCTTCCGTATCAATGGGGGAAGAAGCCCAATGAAGGGGCCACTGATTGTTTACAGCTAATGAGCGAAGCAAGAAGAAGGCTTGGTCTTTATGACTATTCGCAAGATTTCGAATGGATATATGAGAAATGGGAGGAAGAGAAATTTCCTGGTGCAATGATTGCAAGATGGATGAAAGAAAATGCAGATCAGTGCGATGCTCGCATTGGGGCAATGGGCTATTTATGTGGCAACACTGGAGGACTGGCCTTGGGCACAGTTGTTGATGATGATGGTTTTCTTTTCATCTCAGCAGGGGAGAAAGTTGTAAGGGCGAAGTTGTATAATTTGCCTAGAATACGTCTTTATTGGGGCAAGAAGGATGGCGGGGAATAGTTCTAATGATCGCCCGCTGCTTCCTTATGAACATGGTTTAATTGAAGCTCTTGGCGTAACGAAGCAAGAATATCTGGATTTTGTTTGTGCGAAGCAAGAATATATTGATGCGAAACAAGGCACTGTTTTTGACATTAGGAATGAGCCTGCTGGCACCATTGCTTTAGTCCTTACAATTATCGGCACTATCTTGCAAGTGGCAGCAGCATTGCTTGCTCCACAGCCAGAACAGCCGAGAGGACAGGGACGTAACACTAGAGAGCAGCGTGCAGTGCCGCGTTTTGGCTTCAATGGTGTTCAAGAAGTGTCTCGCTATGGAGAACCAGTGGGACTTGTCTACACCAACACGGATCAAAATCGTAATGGTGGCGTCAGGCTTTCCACTTTGCTTTTGTGGAGCGCCGTATTGAGCTATGGCGGCTCACAATTCATGCAGCTCATGCTTTCCATTGGGGCGTCCACTGTTGAAGAGATCAAGCCTGAGCGCACTGCAGTGGGTCAGCTTCCTTTTGATCAAGTGGTAAGGAGCAAGGCATGGCTGTACTTTAGTGATAATGGCCCCACTACTTACCAGGATTTCACTCCCATTGGAGACATTTCTGTCAATGCCTTCAAAGAAGATCCTACGTGGTATGGCAACTCTGCAAATGTTACAACTGCTGCATTGTCCCATGCTAAGGCTAACAAGAAAGGCTTTAGCCAATCTTATGCTCCAACCACTAGCAACACTTGCAGCATCACTGGCATTGTTCCCATTCGCCCAAAAGCAATTGAACTAAAAGGCAATGGAGGACGAGATCCCAGTGATTTTGTTCCCATTTCAATTAGTGGCACTCAAGGATATTGGGAGGGCACAAATAATCGACCAAATTTTCCAAAGGATGGAGAAATTGTTGTCACCATTGCTAGTACTACTAGCAACAGCTTAAAAGGGGCAGACGGTCGCGAAGCCATTGAAAGCATTTTGAGGAACGCAGCGGCAGTATTTGATGATGGGTCTTTGTATAAACTTGGCGGGGCTATTTTTAGGGCAAAGAAAGTAGCTTACACAGACGATGGGCGCGGAGAAATTGAATTTAGTTCTCTTAAGGCCACGTTAGTTTGTGAAACGTCAGGGCCGATGCCAAGCATTGGTTACAACGAAGCGTGGAATGGCGAGGACGAAGGGCAAGACAGGGTGAAGTATCAGGAGCAGATTTCAGAGAAAGAGCAGACTATTGTCCTTCTAAATCAGCAAATAGCAGATATTGAGGAAGATCTAGAAGTAAGCTTTTTTTATGATCAGAAGCAAAAGAAGCAATTAAGAGAAAAGCGTAATTCGCTGCGTAAGAAGACAGTGACTCTCCAGAAGGAGATAGACGCATTGGAGCAATTAATAGAGAATAGTCCCATCTTGTACAGCAGTGTCCTAGAACGCAATGGCACAAAATGTTTGGCCCGAATTGATCAGGCCGCTTATTCTTCAGTGACAAAATGCGAAGCAATTGAGCTTTCGCTAAAGCTTCAGCTCTTCAGGCAGGTCAATGGTCGCCAAAGGAAATATGGCACTGACGAAGACGACTATGGTTACAAGAATGGAGAGAATGGTCAACAACCTCGCACTGCAATGTTCACTTGTGAATATGCATTAGACAACGATCAATACAAGACCATTCCTTATGTGTTTTGCATTAGAGGATCTGTTCAGCAAGATATTTTCACTTATTTCCGCTTTATTAAGCAAGGGGGTGGTACGGCTGAGTGGAAGATTCGCTTAACTCCCGTGACGGATCCAGAGGCGGAAGCTGGTTGTAGAGGAATTAACTTCGTTGGCTACGCTTACGTTAACGCCAACAGCAGAAAGCGTCAACTAAACAGCAGCAATGCTCCTGGTGTAAATGATATTGTCGTTGAATTTAATGGCTTTATCACCACTCCATTTAGTGCATGGCCTCCATTGAATAAAGGGCCTAAGGAGTCGATGGAATGGGAGCTGTTTAATTACGACGTGCGCACGCAAACAAGGTATTCCTATGAGCAAGCGCCAGAACTTACAATTGCTGCAGTTAATGAGCAATTGAAAGACAATTGGAGCGATTACAACGCATCACTGTATCGAGGCTTGTCTACGCTGGCAGTGCATGCTTTTGCAGGACGTGGATTTCAAGATTTGCGGGACGTAACAGTATGGGTGGAAAAGGGCAAGAAGGTAAGAGCGCTTTCTGGCAATGCTAATAGTTATGCTTCTGCTGCTCAAGTGGATGCTTTTGTTGCATCGCCCAAGGCTAGATCGTCTAGCTATGCACCAGAAATCTTCATTGATACTGTTTTAGACAAAGACAATGGCATTGGTCAATATGCTCGCATTGAATCCATCAACATGCCACGTCTTGCAGAAGCCCAAGCTTTTTGTCAGCGCAATAAGCTCTTCATGGACGGAGCAATTATTGACCCTCAATCATGGCGTGAATTCTGGGCGCAAGCTTCTGCATTTAGCTTGTTAGAGCTTGCCACGATTGGAGGGCAAACCACTCTTGTGCCTTCTGTACCAGCCGATGGAAATGGAAGAATTTTATCAGACAGACCACTCCCTATTTCTACATTGTTCAACCAGGGCAATATTCTTGAAGGATCTTATAAGGAAGAATTCGTGGATTACGGAGCATCCACGCAAGATGTGATTGTCACGGCTATTTACAGGGATTCAGAAAGCGATGAATATTTTCCTCGCAATGAAAGCGTGACATTGAGACTCAAGAGCGCGAACGAAGCATTGTGTATTCGTGAAACTCTCGACTTGTCTCAATTTGTTACCACGCGAAATCAGGCCGTGTATGTGGCAAGGCTTATGTGTCTCATGCGTAATTTATCGAGAAAAGCGTATGAGCTACAAACACTGCCTTCCGAAGCTTCCATTGCTCCTGGCTCTTATGTGTATATTGACATTGGGCAGGAAACGTGGGACGATTTGCATACTGGCAGCATTTTAGCTGGAGGAGAACTTAATCTTCCCATTGGTGGAGAGCTTCCAGAGAAAGCTGGTGGTAGTCTTTATGACTTCTTTCTTTATAACGGCAAGCAGAATACATTCAATAAGCAGAATGTGCTTGTTCGCAATGGCATTGCTGATTCATTGGCTAAGTATGAAGGCTATTTGTTTGCAGTGGGAAGAAAGTCTTCTAAGCTTTCAAAGCGTTCAGCAAGAGTGATTGATGTGGAAATGAACGAAGAGGGAATTGTCACTGTAAAAGCAGTAGAGCATCCTACTGACAACAATGGCATTTCTCTCATTGCAAAACGCATTGGAGACGCAAGTCAATTCGTTGAAGAGTGATTGTTATGATTAGAATGAGCGTATAAGCTTCTATCTTCGCCATGATTTACACGGGCAATAATGGGCGTATTTATATTGCCCGCAGTCAATCGTCAGGACTGACTGGTACTTTTACGACTACCATTCCTGCAAATGTTGCAGTGGATCTCAATGGAACATATGGAGTCAGGACTGTTGTTGGCAGCGGAAAAGATGCAGTAGTTCGTGCTGATCGCACAGTAAACACTACTCAGGGAAGTAGAGGGTGTGTGTTTACAGTTATTAGCGCTGGCAAGAATTATGCCCCTGGCGATGTTATAAGATTTTATACTATCAATAGCAAAAATGTAATGGTAGACGTTAGTCCGTCTATTACAGTTGACACCACTCAAAATCTTGGCCTCAATAGCGAACGAGAAGTTCTTAGTGATCAGTATCGCATTGCAAAAATTCGCTCGTGGTCTCTAACTAGCAATAGTGAAGTCATTGAAACGACTGCGCTTGGTGACGTTGTTCGCACAGTTTCGCCAGGTATGACTTCTGGAGAGGGTAGTGCAACTTTGCTTTTTTACGAAGATGACACGACTCTGGCTGGCTCATCAGCTCAATCAGATATCTTTGAGCTTGTAGATCTTTTATTCCCTCGCGGCACTGCACCTCGCGTAGTTTTAAATCTTGCGGTGGATGGAAGTACTAGCGGATCAGCAGGACAAGTTGGCGGTAATGCGCTATGGAAAACCAATTTCCTTTTCAATGCCTATATTACTAGCGCAAGCGTGGGAGTAAGCTATGGAGAAGTGGTCGCTGTTGACACGAGCTTTACCATTGACGGAGCGTTCCTTGATACGCCCTGGAAGCCTGACATCACTAAGCTTTGATTTTGAGGCGATGCAATGACAGTTTTTGCTGGTCATTATGGCAGTATTGAATTTAAGCGTGTCGGTGGCGCTCATCAATTTAATCTGCAAATTAACCCAGCAGATATTGTTTACACGCGAAAAAGATTTACTCTTAGCACACCACAAGGGCTTGATCTTGATTTTGGCACAATAACCACTGGTGATCGCATTAGGATTAATGGCACCAGCTCAAGAGGGCTTCCTTTCAGGTTTTATACAAACGCCGCCAATACCACTTACATTGATGATCCTGGTGCAAGCGTTGGTCCGCTAGAGTTTTTTGCCAATGTGGATGCAATGGGCGCCATCCGCATGTACAGGAATTTTGGCGATGCTATTGCCAATCCTGATGCAAGATATTTGGCAGTGCCATTAAACAAGACCGAAGGCGAAGCTCCTTGGCCTGTCACCATTGATCTTCTTCCTGGCGCTTATAACACTCTTGGTGAAGTGCAAGGATTTACGATCTCCACTGATCGTGAATCAATTGATACCACTGCACTGGGAGAAAAGTTTAGAGGATTTTCTGCTAGTGCTATTACAGGCAATGGCAGCGTTGATTGTTTGTTCAGTTTTAAAAATATGGACAACGAGGAAATTCCTCTTGCCCTTGCTGAACTCATTCAAAAAGTAGAAGTGGGAAGTCGATTTGAGGGGAAATTTTACATCCTAGAACCAGGCCCTCCTCAACCACCTGGCTATTCTACTTTTGAAGGCGTATATTATGAGCTGCAAGGCATTTTGTCTAGATCGGCGTTCACAATGAGAGCTGATCAAATTGCAGAATGTAGCTTTGATTTTATTACTGCTGGAGAATTTAAATTGCGGTCTGGTGATAGTCCTATCGACTTAACCACTGAAGGTGATGTTAGCATTGGCAATGAATCTACGCTTGAAGAACTAGGCGTACTGCAAGAGGACGATTAACAATGGCTGTTCGCATTTCTGAACTCAATGCTCTGTCTGTTGATCTTTCTCAGGCAGATGAACTGCCCATTGTTGATATTAGCGCTGCTGAAACTAAAAAGATTACAGTAGCCAACATCTTTAATTATGGAATTAGTGGATCTCCATCAAGCTTCATTGATTTAAGCAAGCTTGATCAAGCTTCCACTACAAAACTCTCTAATAATGTACTGAGTGACACTGGTGTAGCATCTGGCACTTATGGCGATGCGGCTACTGTTGCTCAATTTGTAGTTAATAGCAAGGGCGTCATCACAGCCGCCACTGGCATCACCATTGCCATTACAGCAAGCAGCATTACTGGGCTTGCTCCAGTGGCGACTAGCGGCACCTATGCAAGCCTGACTGGACTTCCCACACTTGGGACACTCAGCAGTCAAGACGCGGGAAGCATCGTAGTTTCTGGGGGCACCATCAGCGGCGTCACCTTCATCTCTGGTGATGTAACAATTAGTGGAGGAACAATCAGCGGCATCACGGATCTTGCCGTAGATGATGGAGGCACTGGCGCGTCTACGGCTTTAGGGGCGCGAGCGAATCTTGGGCTTGCCATTGGCACTGACGTGCAGGCATATAGCTCTGTTCTTTTTGGAGTGGCAGAGCGTTATACAGCAGCCGATGAAATCATTTATTCTTCTGCATCGGGAGTATTAGCCTCTACAACACTTTCATCATTTGGACGCACCATTGCTTCTGGAGCTGATGCAGCAGCAGTGCGCTCTTCTTTAGGGCTTGGTGATATCGCCGTTCAAAACGCAGGAAGCGTTGCAATTAGTGGCGGCACCATTTCTGGTATCACTGATCTTGCTATTGCCGATGGGGGCACTGGTGCTTCTACTGCTTCTGATGCCCGTACAAATCTTGGTCTTGCCATTGGCACGGACGTGCAAGCGTATGATGCTGGACTTGCTTCCATTGCTGGGCTCTCTACTAGTGCAGATGAGCTTATTTATTTAACGGGAGCTGACACTTATGCAGTGTCGTCATTCCCTGCTTATTCGCGTGGTCTTATTGCAAGTGGTAATAGCGCAGCAGATACTCGCACTAATCTTGGGCTTGGTTCACTTGCCGTTTTAAACCTTGTTGGCTCGGGATATATTGATAATGGTGTTATTACTAGCGTTAATATTGCCGCTGGTTCTCTCACTTTTGATAGCTATGGAAGCGAAAGTGTTGTTACGGCAGCTATTTCTGGAAGCGCTGTTACTACGGCAAAGATAGCCGATAATGCCATCACCGCAGCAAAAATAGGAGATAATTCATCCACTATTGTTGCGAATGGCTCCCCAACCGCTTCTGGTGATTTCATTGGCCAGCAATACATTGATACTGCCACGTATTTTGAATATACGTGGGACGGAGATTCTTGGGAGCGGCAAGCTGCAATTAGTGAAATTAGCTTTGTTGATTCTTCTCCCATTGCCTTCACTGTTAGCTATCCAGATAATTTCTCCGCCACAATTACCAGCTCTCTTGATGACCAAGTTGTTAATAGTGTTTTTGCTGGTCCTTCCAGTGGAACTACTGGCACCCCATCGTTTAGGGCGCTTGCCTCTTCAGACCTGCCTGTTGCTACCAGTGTAGACAAAGGCGCTGTTTATCCAGGCGCTGGTTTATCAGTTGATGGCACTGGCGAAATTGGCCATACCAATGCAGCCGTTGCAGGAACGTATACGGGCTCAATTACTATTGATGCTCAAGGGCACATTGTTTCTGCTAATGCCGCATTAGCGGCTTCGGACATTCCAAATCTTGATGCAAGCAAAATTACCACTGGCACATTTGGAAGCACGTTTTTAGCTGAGAATAGCGTCACGGCTTCTCAACTTGCTGATTATGGCATTGCGCAAGTTAGTGAAAGTGCTCCCACTCCTGAATTTGCTGGTCAATGGTGGATTAATCCTAATGACCGTTCTGCTTATATCTGGGTGGGTGAAGTGGCGCCTGTTCCCAACGGTTATTGGCTGAACCTTGGTTATGGCAGTCCCACTCAAATTAACCTTCGTTTTGGTGGCACTTATAACGCTTCTGGCAATATAGTTGAAAGCATCAATAGCTACGGCATTGAAGCTGGGCTTACTGTTGGGCAATCGCTTTCCGCCCCAAACACTAGCAATAATGGCGTCTATTTAATTGTCACTGCTTCTGGTGTGGGCACTGCTCCTGCGCCCACTGAAAGCCTTTCCATTGGTAACTGGGTGCTGTCGCAGGGCGTGGGTGCATCTTGGACTAAGGTCAATTTGAGCAGCGCAGTGGCTGGTGTTGGCGACCAAGACGTACTAGTTGATGGCAACGCATTATCGCCAGTGGCATCTGGCGTGGCCAGTCAGGAAGATCTTAATGAGCTTGTATGGGCAAGAGTGCAACTTGCCACAGCTAGCACCACTGGCATTGTGAGGGGATCTTCAGAAGTGGTCGTTGCAGCTAGCACTGGCATCATGAGCATTGGCACTGTCGATGATGGTTCGTACTGATCATCATGCAAGGAGAAAGTAAATGCACGACAAATTTGTCTATGCAGGAAAAGAAATTCCTCCTTATGGTGACTACGGTCAAGTGTTGGTAAAAACAAGCAAAGCTTTTTATTACACTGCATGGTCCGACATAGATCATATTATCAACGACACAAATGCTGAAATAGACGAAGGCGAATATACTTAGCTTTAGAATGAGGCAATGTTAATGCCGCCATTTTGGCTCGGCTTCCATTGCTATGGCTTCCATTCTTAAGCATCTTCGTTCGTCCACTGCTAATAAGCGCCCTACTGCTTCGGGGCTTGCAGACGGACAAATTGCCATCAATACTGCTTCTGGCACTCCTGCAATGTTCTTTAAGGACAGTGCAGGAAATGTAGTGAAAGTTGGCCCTGCCCATGTGGGAACTAGCGCTCCCAATGCAAGTCCCGCTGGCAGCGCTGGCAATTCAACGGGCGAACTGTGGGTGGATAATAGCCTGACAACGCCTGGTCTTAATTATTACACTGGCAGCGCTTTTGTTAATCTTACGCCTTCTGGCACAACTAGCACTGTTGGTTTAGTTGAACTTGCTACTAATGCTGAAACGCAAGCTGGCAGTGACGCAGTGAGGGCCGTCACTTCTGCTGGTTTACAGAGCAAGCTTAGTGATTCAACTAGCACTACAAGCTCTACCACCATCGCTTCTTCTACTGCAGTGAAGAGCGCTTATGATCTTGCTAATGCTGCACTGCCCAAGTCTGGCGGCACTCTCACTGGAGAGCTTTTAATTAGCCCTAGTGGCAGCCTTGTTTTTGAAGGAAGTTCGGACGATAGCTTTGAAACAACAATAGCAGTGACTAATCCCACTGCTGATCGCACCATTACTTTCCCCAATGTCACTGGCACTGTAATTACCACTGGCGATACTGGTAGTGTTACCAGCACGATGATTGCTAATGATACTATTGTCGATGCGGATATCAATGCAAGTGCTGCGATTGCTCCGAGCAAGCTTGGTTCTGGAGCATTGCCTAGTGGGGTGACAGTAGCCAGTGCCAACATTGTTGATGGCACCATTGTTAATGCGGATGTAAATGCTAGTGCCGCGATTGCTGGTACAAAAATTAGCCCTGATTTTGGCGGGCAGAATGTCGTTACTACGGGTAATGTCACTGGAGCAGCGCTGATTCCTTCTAGTAGCACTGTTCCGACAAATGGCGTTTATTTGCCATCAGCAAATAACGTAGCCATCTCGACTAATGGCACTGGGCGGTTGTTTGTTGATGCGAGCGGAAGTGTTGGGGTTGGTGTTGGAAATCCAAATGATAAACTCCACGTTTTAGAATCGAGTGCATCAGCGGCAGCAGCTACTAGTGCTTCAGTTGCACAATTTGAGAGGGCGGGCAATGCCGCGATCACTGTTTCTACGGCGGATAGCGGAGCAGCGTCTATTTACTTTGGAGATACAGCTTCATCAACAGTAGGTACTATTCAATACAACCACTCAGATAACTCACTGTTATTTGGCACAAATAACGCTGAACGCCTCCGCATCACATCGGACGGGAAGCTAGGTCTGGGGACTAGTGCGCCTGGCTCTTTGCTACATACCACTGGATCCAGAGACTACACAGGCTCAACCCCTAATTACAGTTCGTACGACGTTAATTTTCAATCAGGAACTGCATCTTTAGCTATTGGTCAGTCCAATGGAATACCAACAATTCAAGGACATGGCACAGGTACTTCTTACAACCTAGCTTTATGCCCTAACGCTGGCCGCGTAGGGATTGGCACTACGAGCCCTAGCGAAGCCCTTGAAGTGGCGGGCAATGCGATTCTGGACGCTACCGATGCAACACTAAAAATTAAAGCAGGTACCACTGGAACCACTGGCGCTCTTAACTTTACCTTTAACACAGACTCAACTGTTTATGGTGGCGTAGATCTTGCCTACGACACAAGGGCTACCGTTGGCACGCGCTTCTTCTCTGGCTATCCAATAACTATTCAGTCTGGCGCGTCAACAAACGCAATTATTTTTAAGCAAGGCAGCACTGACGAACGCGCCCGCGTCGACAGCTCCGGCAGGCTGTTAGTTGGCACGTCTACTAGCCGTACAGCAGATGGTTATGCAAGTGGACTTCAGCTTGAGGGGACTACAAATTATCAATCTGCATCAATAAGCCTTACTCATAACAGGGCCGATACTGGCGCCCCGGAGTTTAGGTTTTGCAAGTCAAGGGGGACTAGCGCCGGAGCGGTAACACTTGTCAACTCGGGAGATATTTTAGGCAGGCTTTATTTTTATGGTACTGATGGCTCAGCAGCAATTCAAGCCGCACGTATTTCCGCCGAAGTAGACGGCACCCCTGGCACTAACGACATGCCGGGCAGGCTTGTCTTTTCGACCACCGCCGACGGAGCGAGCAGCCCGACGGAGAGGATGAGGATTACATCAGGAGGAAACGTAGGGATTGGCACTACGAGTCCTGGCTACATCCTTGAAACCGCAGGAGACATTCGGATCAATCCCCCATCCGGAAACGCTGTATTTCGGTTTGGACGCGCTGGTTCTAACGACTGGGCAATATACAACGATACTTCAGATAATCTTGTTTTCTACAGTGATGCTGGTGGTGCAGAACGCGCCCGCATCGACAGCTCAGGCCGCGTAGGAATCGGCACCACGAGTCCTGGAGCAAATTTAGATATTGCAGGCGCAACTTTTGCAAACCTTTTTCTTACTGATATTGCCGCGGGTGCTAGTGCGGCTATTTATGGAGATGGAGGATCTATTGATTTAAGGGCTAACAACAGCAGTGACAACTCTTTTCTTATTACGTCTGATTCGCACAGATTTCGGGTTTCAGGCAGTGAACGCGCACGCATCGACAGCTCCGGCAGGTTGTTAATTGGCACGTCTAGTGCAATCAGCACCAATGGCGTAACTGCAGGCGTTGAACTACACAGCACCGCCACCAACAATGGCGCGTCACTGTCTATAGCAAGATTTAATACCGATGCAACCGCAGGTCAGTTAATACTGGCCAAGAGCAGAAACGCGACAGTCGCCGCTGGAACGATTGTTCAAAATGGTGATGAGTTGGGGCAATTGGTTTTCAATGGTGATGATGGCACGGATCTTGCTACTCCGGCAGCTCGTATTCAGTGTTTTGTAGACGGCACCCCCGGCCTCAACGACATGCCGGGCAGGCTTGTGCTGTCGGTCACCTTGGACGGTGCCTCCTCGCCCACCGAAGCTCTCCGCATCACCAACGACCGGGTGATTGCCTACAACCAGCCCGATGTCACCAGTAAGAGCGCCGCCGCAACCCTGACGGTGGCTGAGCTGAAAACTGGCATCATTCAGTACACCGGTGCTGCTGCCACACTCACCCTCCCCACCGGAACCCTTACCGAGGGTGGCTTCAACGGCATCTACACCAACATGACCTTTGAATGGTCTGTGATCAATACGGGCTCCGGCACCTGCACCATCGGTGCGGGCACTGGTCACACCATTGTTGGCAGCACCACTGTTGCGGCTGGCGCATCTGGTCGCTTTGCCTCACGGCGTACAGCAGCGAATACGTTCGTGACCTATCGCTTGAGTTAGTAGTTTTACTCACTAAAAAAAACAAGGGGCGGCATTCCACCGTCCCTTTTCTTTTTCATCGCTTAAACTAACTAAGACTAATTGATTGATCATGGCCACTGAATTCACTTGGAACATCGCTCAGATGGAGCGAGCCCTTTCTGACGGAATCGTCATGACTGTTCACTACACCATTGAAGCTTTTGATGGCGCTTATCGTTCGTCTGCATATGGCAGTCTCGGGCTTGAAGCTCCCGATGAAGATGAAATGATTCCCTACGCGGATCTTACGCCTGAAATTGTCATTGATTGGCTGAAGGAAAAATTTGGCGAGGAGAAGGTGCAAGAAATTTGCGACGCTCTCCAGGCTCAAATTGATCAGCAGAAAACTCCCACCACTGGCACTGGTCTGCCTTGGGCTAGCTAAGCTTTTATTTTCATCGTCCTTCCATGGCGGCAAAATCAAAGATTGGCATCAGTGGACAAAAGCTGTTTACGCCTGGCAAACCTAAAAAATCTGCCCAGGGACAAGGTAAAAACAGCAAACCGAGTCATGGACGCAAGAAAATGCGCGGACAAGGTAAATAAGCGAAGGGGCCGAAAGGCCCTTTCTTTTTGCTCCTACAATAAAAGAAAGGCAGAATTGTCATGGGACAAATTATTGCAGGTGGCGAACAGTTTGAAACTCATATTGAAGCCGACTATCGTGGAAAGATTTTACAAAAAGGACCAGATAGTGGGGCTGTAGATGCTTTTGGAAGACAGCGTACCAGTGCTCCTTATACGCTTTTTGATAGCACAATGCGCTATGACAAGCGTCCTGATCAATGGTTTGACAGTATTGTTGGTAGCGGCACTTCTACATTTTTGACGCATCAAAGCAGTGTTGCGATGAGTGCCACCACTGCATCGGGAGATACTGTTCTTCGTCGCACTAAGCAGAACTTTCCTTACCAAGCAGGCAAAAGCATGATGCTTTTGCAAAGCTTTGTAGGAGCTCCGCTTGCTTCTGGCCTCATTCAGGAAGTGGGAATTTTCAACGACCAGAATGGCGTGATGCTACGCGCCAGTGGTACCACGGTGCAGTTTGTCATTAGAAGCTACGCTTCTGGCACTATCAATGAAAATGCAGTAAATCAAAGCGATTGGAATATTAATACGCTCTCTTCTCTTGATTTTTCAAAAGCACAAATCTTTACTGCTGATCTGGAATGGCTTGGCGTGGGGCGTGTTCGGTGTGGTTTTGTTATTGATGGAGAAATAGTGTATTGCCATGAGTTTGAACATTTCAATGCATTGGACAGCGTTTATATGACAACAGCTATTTTGCCATTGTCATATCGCATTCATAATGCAACGGCTCAAGCTTCTTCTGCAACGATGAAGCACGTGTGTTGCAGCCTTTTAAGCGAAGGCGGCTACGAGCCAGATGGCGCCATTTATTCAGTTGGGCACGATCTTTCAACTGTATCTAATGCTTCTGGAGAGCGCATTACTGCTGGTATTCGCATGGCTAGTGGTCGCACTGGCAATGTCATCCTTCCCGTGAGAATTTCTACTACTACTGCGTCTAGCGATGTGGTGTTATGGAGATTACGGCTGAATCCTACGCTTTCTGGCGTAACTTGGAGCGCTGCCAACAATGGCAGGGGAAATGTGGAAGTGACGACCAGTGGCACTGCTTCTGGAGGCACCGTGATTGACTCAGGCTTTGTCAGCCAAGGCAGTGCTAATAACTATGCAGTGGCAGAAGCTATTCGCTTAGCGCTAGGGCAAAACGCCTCTGGCGTTAGCGACACTTTGATTCTTACTGTGGACAGCAGCTTAAGCGCCAAGGCTTTAGGCATGATTGGCTGGGTGGAAGTAGTTTGACCAGTTAAACTAAGGAGTCTTGCCTTTCCTTCAATGGATGCTTTTAAGGACCAGTGGTATAAACAGCAAGTAGATCACATCTCTGACGCTCTTCAAGAGCTTCTCACTGATGATGATCCTTCTATTGCCGCCAAGGGGCTAAGCGATGCCATTGCTAGCTGGGAAGATTATCACGAGAAGGAGCTAGCTAAATGGAAGCGCCTTAGGGCGCTTCTAAACTGGAAAGAGAGCGGTTTTCTTTAAAGGTCTTCATTTTCTCTTTGAGCATCGTCTAAGATAAAAGGGCAGCGGAACTGCAATTCCCTGCCCACGGATACCTAAAGGAGGTAGGCATCATGTCCATGATAGAAGAATGGCGCCCCATCGTTGGTTACGAGGGGCTTTACGAGGTGAGCAGCTTCGGTCGGGTCAGGAGCCTTGACCGAGCTTCGCGAGACAAGAATGGTCTACTCAAAAGGTTTAAAGGCAAAATCCTGTCTATTTGTATCAGAAAGAACAAGTATGGACAATACGCGATGGTTGGATTACCATTAAAGGATGGTAGTAAAAATAATACGCGATATGTAGCGCATTTAGTGCTCGAAGCTTTTGGCTGTCTCCGCCCCAGCGGAATGGAGTGTTGTCATTGTGACGGTAATTCGCTCAATAATCGAATTGATAATTTGCGCTGGGATACGCCCAAGGAAAATACAAAAGACAAATATAGGCACGGCACCGTTTTGTGGGGCTCAAAGAACCACCAAGCTCGGCTCACGGAGAAGCAAGTACTAGAAATACGAGCTAAATATATTCGCTACTCAAAAACTAAATCAAATAGCAGGCAGTTGGCAGATGAATACGGGGTTGACATACAGACTATAGGGAAAATTATTAGGCGAGAACGTTGGAAGCATATTTAACCTTCTTGGAAAACGCTAATAAAGACAGCTCCCTTGTCTGTTAGTGGCAAAATTTTATCGCGCAAATCAATATTACGAGCACGACAACAACCCATTGTTGGCATTAGTTTTTGATTTGGAGCCCACGCGCCTGGCCACCCAAGTGCACTAGATCCGCCATGAAGCATGATCCCTGCACGCCCATTATCCCTTTCTTGCCCCTCTAGATCAATCATGTCAAAACTGTACCAGCCATAAGCCATAAGCGTACGATCATAGGCAGGTTTGTCGCCTACTCTGTCATAATCTCGATAAATCGTGCCTAGCTTGTACAGACCTGGAGGACAATCACTGTTTTGGATGCGCCATTCAAAGTCACTATATTGCCCACGAGCAAGGCAAGGGATTTCCCACAATAGTTTTCCTTCATAGGAAAAAGCTTTCATGGTTTCCACTGCATCGTTCACAACCAAATGCGAATCGCCAGGTTTAAAGCCAAAGTCTTGAGGACGCTTCTTGGGGCCAATCATAGTAAATTGCGTGGTTTCTGGGGCATATTCTTTCATGAGTTTAGAAAGCTTTGCAGGATAATCGGGATCCGTTGCATAGCTTTGTTCCTTGAGCATGCGTGCTGCCGCATAGCGATTAGGCGCATTGTTCACGCCCTTAAATTGACGATAATCTTTGTACCAGCGGGTTACAAGATATTCAATGCAAGCAGCAAGGCTAGGGAAATCAATAAACCCTGCCTTAATTGTCACCCATTGACCGTCGTACCATTCTTGCGTGGTAGTAGTGGTGCCACTCCCCTTTAGGCCGAACGCATTCCATTGCCCAGAAAAATGCTTGCCAAAGCCACTCTCAAGCGCCCATTGGGCTGCCACTAGTTCAGGGAATCTGGCTCCGACTCTCTTGGCATGATCTTGAACTCCTTTCCATGTGTTGGGGATTTCCATGGCTAGATCCTCTATTCATAAAGTCTAGCTGTTATGATTTTTGTGGGTCCGCGTGATTGCAGTCACCGAACCCGTGGATCACTCGCCTAATCGAGCAACCATGGACATTATCGCAGAAGAATGGCGCCCAGTGCCAGGCGCTGAAGGTCGTTACGAAGTTAGCAATCTTGGGCGTGTCAAAAGCCTAAGACGAGTCGTCTCTTGTGGCATCCGACAAGGGAAACGGGCCTATCGGACTGTGCCAGAGAAAATATTAAAACCTGGACTTGACAAAGACGGCTATGCGCAAGTCTTAATAGCACAAACTGAGGGTGATAAATTTAAAAACACTAGAATTCATCAACTAGTAGCATTGGTGTTTCTTGGGCCTAAGCCAAAGGACAAATGGGTTCTGCATGGTCCCAATGGAAAAGAAGACAATAGCGTTGGAAATTTATACTATGGAACTCCCGCTCAAAATATTAAAGACAAGTGGAGGGACGGCACTATCATTATTGGCGAAAAGCATCACAAAGCCAAACTAAAAGAGGCTGATGTTATTGAAGTTCGCGAGCTGTACGAGCAAGGCTTAACGTGCAAAGAAATCGCGGCTCGCTATAGCGTAGGCGATACCGCGATTGCAAAAATCATCAACAGAGAAAACTGGAAATGGCTCTAGTCTTTCAGCCCTTCACACGGAAGACTGCCTTAAGGCCAGTCATGATCAATTGCAGGATGTTGTTTTCTTTATAAGGAGTGCGTTCGATAATTTGATCGGCAGCAGCAACAAGAATGCCACCAACCACAAACCATTCAATGCCGCCCATGATTTCCTCCCAGGAGGGTTTCTTAAAGCCTAGCGCTTAATTTCTAAACTACGCACTCTTGTTTCAATGTCACTCATCTTATCCGTTAAAGCACTAAGCTTTTCCGTAATGCTTTCAATTTGCACTGCCACTTTGGCTTGTTGATTGCCAACAGTGATAAGCATGGCCCCAGTGGAAAGAAGCATGCCAGCCGTGATAGTGGCCACAAAATTGGCCATGCCTTCTTTAAAGGAGTCCATGGAGATTTCCTGCAATTTTTATATTAGCGAACGCGCACTACTCTCTAAAGGCCCGTTAGATTATTTCCAGAAAAAGTAAATAGTGCCATGCGAAGAGCGAATGGTCCCGATGAGCTGCTTTATTCTCTCATTGAACTTCGCCCTGGAGACGCAAGACGCAGATTTCGCAAGAGCATTTTTGAAGACTATCCGCTACGTGGTCCTCTTGGACAATGCGCCTGTGCATATTGCGGGCGATGGGATCAAAAGCTAACGATTGACCATATTGTGCCTAAAAGCAAGGGTGGGCCTCATTTTGCAAAATATAATTTAGTGCCAAGTTGTCAAGCGTGTAATTTACTAAAAGGAGCTGAGCCTATTTTTGAATGGTGGCGTCCACAGCGTTTCTGGACTGAGAAGCGAGAAGAGCTTCTTCTTGCATGGGTGCATCACAATAGCTTTGTTAGCGCCCACACTTCTTTGCAGGATATTGAAGCATTCGCAGAGGAGCGTGATTATTACATTCCACCGTCAAAAGAAGAAGCCCCCATTTCTGGGGGCTTTTGTTATACAGAATGGCAGGCAGCTTAGGCTTTATCTACGGGATCAAATAGCACTTGCTTACCAGGAAGATCGTAGCGAATGCCTGGCATTGGACAGAAGCCATCCTTACAGCCATTGTCCACATTATTTTCAATGGCAGCTAGAGCTTCACGCTCTTGATCAGTTTCAAGCGCAAAAATAAGCTGATTGAGATACCACTTGGCTTTCTCTAAATCTTCAAGACCATTTTTACTTTCATAGCGCCAAACATACTTGAGTACGTTGCCTTTACAAAAGCCGCGATAGGCTTCAGTGCTCATGCTGGCTTCAATGCCTTCAATGGCTTCAATGCCACCAAATGCATAGTGCTTGGGGCGTTCCACTGGATGGAAAGCTTCAGGAGCTTGTTCAAAAGGCATTGCCATTTTCCTCGAATGCTTGAAAGGCTTCTTTAAAGAGAGGACGGGCCAGTGTGGCCAGTGCTTGAGCGTAGCATTGAATTTCGCCTTGTGCATCTGGCTTGTCGCGCAATGACAAGAAATGCAGAAGGGCTTGCAAGCTACAGGTCCAAGTGAATTGCGTATATGCGCTCATTGGCATGATTCCACGAGCCTGCTCTTTGCTCACGCCTAGCGTCAGAAGAGCCCTGTAAGCCTGCTTAGCTTGCTCTAGCGCCTTGGCATATTCGATCATCGCCATTTTGTTCATAGAGGGCTCTAAGGGGCCAGCAGAAGCTTGTTTGTTGCTGGCGCTTTGCTGCCTAAATTCACGAGGCATGTAGTACGTCTCGTCGTCGGCTTCGCAATAGCGGAAGCTTTTTTCATTCCAGCCAAGTTGGTCATTGGCATACGTGCCACCAATAACATGCTTCCACCATTGACGAGCAATAAACAGCGGAGCTTTCACTTGCCATTTTGTGACAACGCCCCTGAAGGGGCTAGTGTGCTGATGCTTCACCAAATAGTTAAGAAGTTTCTGATCTTTATCAGTCCATTCAAGAGAGGCTTGATCGAAACTTTGCCGCGCATCACAAACGATGTCAAGCGAAGTTCCCATCCAATCGATGAGCCTGACAAAGCTAATACCGTCACAGAGGGGATCAATAGCCTGGAGTGGAGAGCGGGTCATTTGTTGTTGTAATTAGTGGGCCAAATAAGCATGCGAATAGTGATGGCAATTAGCACCCACTGCCAAAAGCCAAGGATGAATCCTGGGAAAATCCAGCCC